TTGTGCCGGACCTTCACCGCGCTGAGAGGCTGGATCGAAGATCGGGTTCTCTTGAGCATAGACGCGCCATGCCTCTTGCGAGCCTGCCGTCGTCCCGTACTGCCCAAAATACCACTCATCAAACTCGCGCTTTTGCAGCGTGGCGTCGTTAATCACCCGTTGCGCTTGGATAAGCGCGCGGTTCGTATCCATCGGCTTGTCAGCGCCATAGGTCATGGCGACAAACTGAGCGGCGTCGAAGTCCGAGATAGCGCCTTCGCCGGGCTGGCGTTCAAGACGGGCCTGCCGTGCTTGAAGGGCGTTTAGTTCACGGATTTCTGGGTCGAGGAAACCGGCAACAGGGCCGATGAACGGAATCCCGTAAATGCCGCCAGTGCCTTGGCCTTGCGCTTCCTGACGCGCTAGCAATCCTTCAGCCCGTCGAGACGCCGCAACACCTTGTTCGGCTTGCGTAACAGCCGGGTCGCCTTGAGTGCGGCGACGGCCCCAATAGGCTTCTTCCGAGCGGCGGTCGCCCGTAGCACGGCCACGGGGAAGCAACCGCGCACCCGGCGGCTCTGCCGGTTCCCACGACGATTGTTGCGCTGGGTCACCGCCCTTAAAGCGATAGCCGTCGATAACCTCGCCGACAGACGGTGCGGGCTGCTGTTGCGCCATTTAGTAACGCTCCCACGGACGACGGGTAGGGGCCGGAGCCGCTTGGCCGCTCGTGCCCGGTCGGGCAGAACCGCCCACGCCGCTTGAGCGAGGACGGGGAGGAGCGCGGCGAGCACCCGACAACTGGCGCTGGCCCTCGACGTAACCGGGACGGGGCGACATACTGCCGTCTTCGTTCATCATCCAGCCGGGCGGTACGTTAGGAGTTTCGGGCGCGGTAAAGACTGGCTCATACTCTCCCGTAATTCGATCCGGGCGAGCAATGACATTGCCCATCCGCTGATCGTTGGCCCACGGCGCAGGGTTCGTCCCGCCAAACGCAGAGCGAAACGCTTGCAGGGACGCCGGGCTTTTGTCTGCCGCATCCAGTTGGCGCAATGCCTCCTCGTCCATTCCCATAGACGCCATCACGGGGCGAAGCTGCGTCGTCCAAACTTCTTGCACTTGCTCCGGCGGTCCACCAGACAAGGCGACCCGCTCAAGGGCATCCAAGCCCTGAAGCACGAACTTGGTCCGAGCCTCAATCTCCTCTTGTTCTTGCTCGCGCATCCGGTCGGCATCGCGGGTCATGTCGTTTTGCAGGACACGCTGACTTTGCAGATCACCAGCACCGCCAAGGGCAGACATGGCCCCCGCCATATTGCCGCCCGCCAAAGCATTGCCCGCCACGCGCCTAGCCCGTGATTGGGCCATCGCCTGTTGCTGATTAAAGCCGTCAGAAAGCGCATTGGTTGCGGCGTAAGGATCGACTTGCATTAGAACACTCCTCCACCGAACAGACCGCCCATAGTCTTTTGACCGAACCCTTGTCCGGTTTTGTCAGACCCGCTCATTGGCCAGTTGTAGGCGAGGTTCCCGCCGATGTTGCCCAAGGCATTGCCCCACGCGTTCGCTTGCGTCCCATAGCTGGATTGAAGGGCATTCGAGGCGTTCTGATTGTTCATTCCGACCTGAGCGCCGTATTGACCCGCCAAGGCGTTGCCCTGACCTGTCGCCGTCTGGCCAAGCCCCGCGACACTGAATAGTTGGTTCAGTTGGGTGTTGTATTCGTTCGAGGCATAGTCCTGACCATAGCGGGTCAAGGCTCGCAGCGTGTCGCCGCTCTGCATCATGCCCGACGCCGCGCGGTTCGCGTTAATCCCCCGCTGGCCCTCGTCAAAGCGGAACTGATAGCCCGGCGAGGCATAGAAGCCGCCGTATCGATTCTCAGGGTCCAGCGCATTGCCAACCCCCGGCGTTCCCGGAGCAGGCGGGAGCGTAGTCGAAACAACACCCGTCGGGTTTGCCGTTCCTTGCTGACCGGGCAACACTTGCGGGCCGGTCGCGCCATCCGTCGATAGCACCCCGCCCATCGCTTGCGGAACCATTCCGCCCTTGTCAGCGGTCATGGCCATCGCGGGGGCCATTTGGGCAACGTCGCGTTGGTCGTAACCGACACCGCCCGCGCCATAACCACCGCCGCCCCCGCCCATCGTCGGGGTAAGGGTTTGGCCACCACCGCCCATGACCGGGCCAACGCCTTGACGCGGGGCCGCCGACGCACCACCCAAACCAAGGCGACGGTTAATCTCCGTCAACGCCGCTTCGCCGGATGCCCGCCATGGAGCCAGATCAGCGCGCTGCTGATTGAAGATGGTCTGTTGAAGCTGATTGTTCTGGTTGGCTACGTCCTGCGCCGCGTTGGCTTGCCGAGACGCGCCTCTAGACGCAATAGAAGCACCGCCGAGAACGGCAGCGCCACCAATAAGAGCGGGTGCTACCGGCATTAAATAGCCTCCAAATCAGGACCGTGGAGAACCTTGCCGCATTCGACCATCAGCGGTGTCACCGAGACAAGATTAAGCAACGGCGCGAAGCAAACCGCAGCCCACTGATTGTAATGCCAAACAGCTTTCGCCGGATTAGTCGGTAGCATCAGAAACGCCGCTCCAGCAGCATGAGAGGGGATGATTGCCTCTAGTTTCTCATGAAACTGCTGACCGGCTTGTAAGCAAGCATCGCTCGCTTGAATCCAATCCTCAATGCAGAGGACGTGATATTCTCCGAACCATAGCCGAAAACCCGCAATCCGCGCAAGTGCCCGCGCTGCCAGATTACCTTCCGGCAACTGCGTCACAAGTTTAACCGCGTCCGTCTGCAAGAAGACATACTCTAGCGCGGCCTTCAGATTGTCCCGAACCTTTGCCCCTCTAACCTCCGGGACAAACATCGAATGAACCTCATACTGACAAGCGCCAAGGTTCCTTAGCACCCATCCACCACCCTCAAACTGCAAGGCAATATTCGACGGGTCGCTAATCAGCGACGACAGATCGACCTCGCCATCACCCTTAAGCCACGGACGGACTTTCGGATGATTGGCGACCTCGTTCAGATATGACGGGTCTAGCGTCCTCACGCTTGTTGGTCTGTCGTGTAGTAGTTCAGGGACAGATTGACGCTCGTTCCACTGTCAATCTTGGCATGAAGCGAAGCGCCATTGGCAATGACCACCGCGCCAATCGGAACCGACGTTGACTGTCCGGCATAGACCGATTGCGTCAGTAGTTGATTCGTCGCGCCAGATACCCCGCCGGACGCTACCTGATACAATGTAACAACCCGTGCCGTCGTGTCGCGGTTCATTGCGATGACGTTGGTGAAAATAATCGCCTCATTCGGACCAGCCGTCAGAACCGCCGTAGCGGTCGTGGTCAGGTCGTCCGTTACGCCCGTTGCTCTTGTCGCCATCAGTAATACTCCACAACCCAAACGCGGCCTTCGCCGCCAATACCGCCGTCTGCGCCGCCGCCGCCGCCGCCACCGCCCGCGCCATTATAACCGGCACCGCCCACACCAGCCGACGTTAGCGTTGAACCACCCCCGCCTCCACCGAATCCGGGACCGATCAGGGTTTGTGAAACCGGCGTAGAACCACCCGCACCACCCGCGATGCCACCCGATCCGCCGCCACCTTCATCCAGAAGCGACCGGCCATTGCCAGTGCCGCCCGATCCACCAACAGACGGGGTTCCGGCATAGAGGCCACCACCACCACCACCCGGCGCTCCCGGATAGTCGTTTACGGCAGAATCGCCGTCGCTTCCGCCCGACCCGCCATTCCCCCCGGGCCCGCCTTGGAACATGCCGCCATAGGTTTCGTTCGCCGCGCCGCCGGTACCGGTGCTACTCGCACCCTTTCCGCCTTTCGCCGCCACGAAAGAACCAAACGAACTATCTCCTCCATCCCCACCGGCCCTGCCACCAGCAGCAGTCCCCGCCGCGCCAGCCGCGCCGATTGTGACCGCGATTGTCGCTGGCAAAAGCGAACCCTCGATAAAGGCCATCGAATAGTTTGCTCCACCCCCGCCTCCACCGCCATTAGAGCCGCCCGTGCCACAACCACCCCCACCACCACCGCCGACAGCAAAGACGGCGATTGCCTTGATGTCCGGGTTAAGCTGCCAAACGTCATTCTGCGTAAACGACACCACCCGCGTCGGCTGCGGTACCCGAAAGTTAGACGCCACCACGCCTTGCAACAGGTTCACTTGTCGGCCAAGCGACGCCAACTCTTGCGACAGCCGGTCAATAGAGTTGAGCCGCCCTTGCGCCGCCACATCACCAAGCGCGCGTGCCAGCGCCTCGTTCTGACCCGACGCAATCAGCCCCTGAATAGTGCCAAGATTGGCGACTGTAAGTATCTCGAAGAACTCATCCGTAAATCCGCCGGTTCGCTCCCAAAGATTGAGCAAAAACCGCTGAAACGTCTCCGTTGCCTTGCCCGTTGCAGGGTCAACAATAGGAAACGCGTTCTGGACCGGCGAGACATCGACAGGACGACTAACCATCAGAACGGCTCGTTAAAAACAGCGTACTGGAAAGTCGTCTGCACATTGTCAGAGTCTATCACTTCAAACAAGAAACCGGGAGAGCGATACTGCCCGCACCGCGTCCAAAACACGCGCTTGTTATACTGTCCGGTAAAGCCGAGGTTTGCTTGTTTCTCATCACCCCATGTATTCCCGCCATCCTTAGAAAACCGGATGCGGATTATGGGCAGATAGTCAGGGTCCGACGAATATCCCGTGTTGCATTGCATCCACAGACTATCAATCGACTGTCTGCGAACCGTAGGAACACCACCGCCCACCACGCGATAGATCGGGTCGCCGTCGTCATTGCCTACAGCCGGGTCCAGCGTGAACAGCTTGCCGCTTTCGTTATCGCCAAGAACTACCGGAGAGCCTGCCGAGGCAACCGCCACATGGCCACGGAACCTTGCCCGGTCGTATGACTGCCACTCACACCAAGCTCCGGTGGAAACGTCATAGGCAAACGAGCCTTGGTCGCACGACACGATATAGAACGCATGCCCATCAAGAATAAATGCGATGGCGGTAAAGTCCGCCGCCGACAGCCGAAATTTCTCCTCAATCGCCGTCGTACTGATACGCTGCGGAACGTCTGCCGCCCGGTAAGCAATCCGCCCTTGCTCGTTGTCCTCGCCCACGAAGAAAATCGTGTTGTCGAACTGCAAAACGCAATCGCGCGAGGTCGCCCCACGCGAGAAGATGCGGCCCTGATACCGCTGGAACGGAGCGTCACTGTTGCCAGTCGGAAGCCATACCTCCGCGCTTTCCGAATCGAACAACCAAAGCTCCGACGCCGTCGCAACGGTAGCCACCGCGTTGTCCGGCGAGCTTTCCGCCGTGAAGAAGTCCAGCGGGTCAATCGTGACCTCACCGGGCCGGATGAAGTACCGCCTGCCAAGCCCCCCGACCTGAACGACGATGTAACCGTTAATCTCGGTCACGTCCGTCGCGGTCAGGCTATCAGGCACTGTAACTTCGCTAACGTCCGTCCCGTCGTAGAGATACAGAACGCCACCGCCGACAAAGAACAAACCTTGCACAAGGTCAGTCCCCGCCCATCGGATCAGGTCGGTTCCTTCAATCTCGGTGACGCCGCCCGCGAATGCACACGCCACGCCGTCACGGTAAAGCACGTCAGGCGCTACGTTGAACAGGTCGCCTCCGAACAACCCCGGCTCACGGTAAACGCCCCGCTGCTGCGTCATCCCGACTGTGTCATTCAGCACCAAGCCGGGACGCGGAAGGATGGCCACGCCCGTTACCTGATTGGCGGTCGCCGTCTCGACATAGCGGTTTATCAGCCGGACAGGCGGAAGCTTGCCGACTACACGCTTGTCATAGGTCGTGCCAATGAGCGCGGGAGGCATCAGGAACCGCTCACGACTGCCACACCAGAGTTCTCAACTCAGACACGCCGAACTGTCCCTTACCCGCCGCAATAGCGGGCGTCACATAATCAAACGTGCTCCCCGGCGTTGCCGCGTGCGGGCCTGACGTACTTCCGTCGAAATAGGTCATCACCGCCTTTGTGGCCCACGCCGGAACAGGCAACGCGTCTGCCGGAAGTCCCCGCGTGGCCGTTCCACTCGTCGTCACGATTGGCGATGTAGCCACCGTTCCCAACTCAAACTGGGGATTAGAAAAGATGATCGACCCAGTAGCGTTGGCGTTTGCACCAAGGCCGTTCCGAATCGTGCCGTTGCCCGCGAGCAGTGATGTCGTAAGCGTAAACGTCCGTCTCCCCACCGCCGGGTTAGCAATGATGTTGCTTGACGCACCCACCGGAAGCGACGTTCCGTAGGCGACGCTATTTGTGGTCCCGCTCGTAGCCTCGACGTAGAAACTGAAAATGTAAGCCGAGTTTGCCGCAAGGGCTACGGTCTGTGAAAACCACGCCCGCTGAGCCGTGCCTGACTGCGAGAACGCGGTATTGAGAATGGTCGAGGCGACAGGGGCAGATGTGCCTGTGATAATCCCCTCATCCCAACTTGTCGGGAACGTCGTTCCGCCTGCATACGCACTGTTGAGCAGGAGGTTCGTCGCCGCCGGTTCCAGCGCCAAGCCGCGATTGGTCCGTTGCGGTTCATTTTCTGCAAAGGCCTGCAACGTCCCTGCAAGCGTCAATCCCGTTGCGGCACCCGCGCGCGTATAGATCGACCCCGCAGGCATTCGCTGCGTGAAGTCGATAAACCGACCCGCAAGATCGACCACATATCGGGCGGCTGGCGTCACGCGGCAATCGCCGTCAGAAACACCGTGCGAACCGCTCCGGTCGCGGTAAACGATCCGTTGGTTACAAGGTAGGCAAACAGCGACCCGCCGGACGGGACAGTGATTTGTTTGGCCAAGCCCGTCTGCTCAATCCAAAGCGTATCACCAACGTCCGCAACAGTGCCAAGCGGAATAGACCCGACGTAGCTTGCACGGTCTCCGCTAGGCAGACTCCATGCCGCATTGTCCGCAAAAGCAGAGGGCGGCGTCACGGTATAGAGTTGCAGCGTGTAGCTTGTTTCACCAGCCGCAATAGACGCCGCATCTACCCGCAAGCGAGTATTGGTAATCAGGACCGCACCACCCGCCGCAGGGCCGATGCTAGTAAACTCGCGCGCGCCCTGCATCACATCGCCAGCGACATAAGCTGCTGCCGCCGGGGTGAAGGTTTGCGATGAGGTCAGACCGCTTGACTGCACCGACACGGGCAACGGATCGTTGGAACTAACCCAACGGCTTCCCTTGGTTGTGTAATCTACAAATACAAGAGCGCCGCTCATTGGGAATATCCTCTGTAGGGGTATTGAGGTTGAAGGAACACAGCAGAGGGCCGATCAAACCCGCTCAACTTCTCATACAGGCTTGCCGCCTTAGAAGCGATACTTGCCGCCAGCACGGAGCGCGTCTCAGTAATCCCGAAGCTATCCAGCAAGCGGGCAGCAAGGTTATACGTCACCGTCTCCGACCACTCTTGCGGAACATCAATGTTCTGGTCCAGATCGGTCACATCCTCAATCACGCGGGCCGTCGTGCAGAAGATATTGGTTTCAATCGTCGGCACCGGCCACAGCGTCAGCGTCACCGTGTCACGCTTGCGGCGGAAATAGAAAATAGTTGGCTGACCCGATGCTGTCTTGTTCGGAAGGGTGATGTATTCCCCCCGCTCCCAACGGTCCAGAATGCGCTGGAATGTCGGATCAATTTCAACGCGGGCCTCTTGCACATCCAGAATGCGCGGGTCTAACGTGACCGTCGCCGTAGCAGCGGGGAAGACAATCGTTTCCTCTTCTTCGCGCCACAGGTTGCAGCCGTCAGCCTGCCAACTCTTTAGCATCCATTGGAGTTGCGTCAGCCCTTGTGCCGCATCGTCCGCAGACGGCGTTTCACCGCCACCGAGCACCGTAATCAGTGTCATGGCTTGCGTGACAAAATCCCGCGCCGTCAGTAGCTCTGAGATGCTGTTGCTGGTCGCCATCGCTACAGGTCTTCCGGGAGGACGGGGTTTTCAGGGTCAATGAACAGATTGGGGGGGCGCGGGGTAATATCGGGCAAAGGCACACCCTCTGGACCCACGTTAGGGGCCGTCAGGATAGCAGGCCGAGGGTCCCAGCAAGTATCCCTGCAAACCATAAGCCCCGTCCATTCCTTCGCGATGTCAGGACGACGCCGCTTGAACGAACAGCGCGCACAAATTGCCCAGACCCCACCGGGCAGGTAATCGGGTGCGCCGCGTGTGTCGGGACGAATAGCCATGACTTACCTTGTGATATTCCCGGCGACCCGAAAGCCGCCGGGAAATCAGTTACTTAGGCCGCGCCTTGAACGCCAAACGCCCCGCGCCAATCGCCCCATCCGGGGACGAAACGAGCGGTTGCCTTGGCCTTCAGGTTCTCGGTGTCAAAGTCGTTGTCGCGCTCAAGCTCGACTTCACGACGCCACATCGACTTCAGGCCACCCGGAACGTCCGTCTTCAGGAACCACGAATCGAGGTCCGTCAGATAGGGGTTCGAGACATAGCCGTCCTGAAGCAGGCCCATCGAACGAATGGCATTGATGTCATTGTTCGCAGTGCCGGGACGCAGGTTCGACTTCAGAATCCGCTCCGCGTTGAAGGCTTCGGTCGGATTGACCATCAGCTTCGTCGGGGCAACCGGAATGTTCAGGCCGCGCGAGTTGCGCATCTGCATCAGAACCTTGATGGCATCCTCAAGCGAGGCTTCCGACAGGTCCGCAGCAGCGGCAAGCGTGTTGGCCTGATTGCCCGAAAGCGTCGGGTGATCGGTCGAGAACAGAGCCACACCATCACCACCGGCATAAGCGCCGCCAGTGAAGCCTCGGTTGAGAATGTTCGCGTGAACAATCTCAATGGTCGTGGACATGGAGAAGGCCAGCGACGACGCGCGGGTTTCGGAGACTTCCCGATACAGGTCGTCCTCTTGCTCCTCGCGGGTCACGATGTAACCCAGACCATAAACGACATGGTACAGGGTGTTCTTGTAGCCCTGCTGATCCGAGTCGTAAGCAATCGACGCGCCTTCGGTCTTGACCGGGGCCAGACCAAAGCCAGTGGCCTCAATCAGGTATTCCCAAGCCTTGTCCGACTTTTCCTTGTCGAAGAACTGAGTGTAGAGCTTGGGATATTTCCCGTACTCCTTACCGAACCACAGCTTTACGCCGGGCCATAGCGCGTCGGGATGATTAGAGCGTGTAATCACAGCCATTGATCAAGCCCTCCCTTAAATGCCAAGGCCGCTGGCGACGCCAGCTTCGGTCGGCAGGTTGATACGAACGAGAACGTCAGCATAAGCCCCGACCTCGTTATTGATTTGCGGCTCAAGGCCGAGAATGCGCAGTTGGAACGTCGCATCCGCAGCAGGCGTGGTGCCGTCCAAAATGAAACCCGACTTCTTCGTGGCAGTCGAGCCGGAACCTGCCGTCAGGTTGGCATTGAGGCCAATCTGCGCAGCAGCGACGCCGTCCGCATCCGCCTGAATCGCGTATTCGATGTCCGGATCATCAGCGACCAGAACATACATCTCGGTCGAAGCCGGACGATAACCGAACGGCACAAACGCCGGGTTAGGCTGAAAGCCCACCACAACGCCCGTGATGCGATTGGTCGCGCCAGCGGTAGCGCGGGTGACGGTCGGGGCAACGCCCGAGTCATCAGCCGAACCAGCGAGAATGACCGGATCACCGATAAACAGCGCCGTCGCATCCGTCGAAGGGACGAAATACGTATTTGCAGCGCCGCTGTAGGGCGACCCATCACGCTCGCGTACAGGCCGCAGCCCATACGGAGAGTTAGGATTAGCCATAGGAAAAGACTCCTTTAGGGCTTGAAGCCCCTGATGGTGTTATCGGAAGGGGCGTAGATGCCCGCAGAAGATGGAGCCGCAGCCCCCGAACCTTCACCCTTCAGCGCGGCCTTCTCAGTTTGATTGAGACGGTCCAGCTTGGCTTTCCGGTCCTCTACCGCGAACTCCTTGGGTTTCCGAAGGAGTCTAGCGACTATGGGAACGCCTGTAGCACTTGTGCCTACAGTCCGTCCCTCGACCCCTTCAACCACATCATAGTAGTTCCTCTGGGTCAGTTGTTCGATTCGGCCACCTTCATCGTTGACCCATCGAAGCTCGCAATCAGCGTTATCACGGATTACTTCGTCGGGCAAGCCAAGGCGCATGACCGTCATGGTGTCAAGCGTTCCGTTATTACGCTCACGCCTTTCGCGCATCTCTTGAAGACGACGCGGCGAGATACCGGACGACTTGGCTTCCGGCTTTGGTTCAGCAACCGGCTCAATCGCTTTCGGTTCATCACGCGCAATAGCGGGGCTAACCCGGACAGGTGCTTCGGTCATCTTGGGCTTTCTGTTGTAAGGACGGGCCATCAGCGCATCTCCGCATCATACATGGCAAGGTATTCTTGAACGCTATCGGCCCGCTTGCGCTCAACGGCTTGGCGGGCAGCATTCAGAACAGCCGGGGGATAGGTTTTCTTCGGCGGGGGAGCGCCACGCTGGCCACCCTCGACAGACGGGGCGTTGCGTTGCACCGGCTTGGCATCAAACAGCTCAGGGAACCGCTTTCTGACCTTCTCAGCGGCATAGGCCAACTGTGCGTCCGGGTCTTTGCCTTCCGACGCGGCAACGCCAGCCATCGCAGTCGCGTAAGCGGTCGCTTCCTTGTCGTCACCGAACCACGGATTGTCCGCCTTGAACTTGGCCTTGTAGTCCTGTTGGACAGGCTGGCGTTCAAGAGCATCAATCTCCGCAGAGACACGGCGGGCCTCGGTCGGATCGTTCGCATCCACCGCTTGAGCGAACTTGCGCTCTAGGGCCACACGCTGCTTATCCAACTCGCGCTGAAGGATTTTCTCGTTGGTCTTCGACAGACCCTTGATCGTGTCCTTCACCTCGCCAAGCTCGCGCTTTAGCGTCCGGTTAGCATCGACCGTATGCTTGACGAACTCCCCGGCATCACGCCAGCCGGAGTCGTCGCCTTTCCAGTCCTCTTTGGGACGCCAGCCCATCTCCCTCGCAAGGGCTTCCAGATCGGGCGGGGACGCCGTCTCACGGGCTGGAGCGTCATTCGGGGTGTCAGGGGCCGCTACATCAGGAGCGGGGGCCTCTTGAGCCTCTGGAGCCATTTGAACGTCGGTCATTCGATCACCGCTGCAATAGCCTTGTCTTTCACAAGGCGGAATTCATCCTCGCCATCCTTCACAAGGATGCCGTCGTATCGGGCAAACAATACCCGGTCACCGATTTCAGGTTTCCCACCTTCCGGCCACTCCGCATAGTCGAAGGCCGCAGGGGACATAGAGACGATGACGCCGCGTTGTTGCGCGTGTTTGTCACTCTCTACTGTTGCATCCGTAAGGATGATGCCGCTTTTTGTCCGTTCCTCAATAGGGTCGGGCCTTACC